TAAAAACCAACAACAAAACAATTCAATTAAAATGGGGAACTTGGGCAATGCGAGAATTTTGCAATGCTAAAGATATAACCATAGATAAATATTTCACTTTATTAGGTGAATCGCAATTTGATTTAGACAATATCATTAAGTTGGTATATATAGGTTATAAATCTGCTTGTGTTTCAAATAAGGATGAAATAATTTATAGCGAGGCAGATGCTTGCGATTGGATTGATGAATTAGGATCAATATTCAATACTGAAGGTCAACTTGTAGATTATATGAAATATGTTGTACAAACAACAGTAATTTCAGTGCAAGGAAAGCCTAAAGAAGATGAAAAAAAAAAGCCTAATAAAGCTAAATTGGGATGATGTATTAGTTAAGGCTGCTGAATGTGGTATAAGACCAAATGAATTTTGGGATATGACTTGGAAGGATTTTTCCATTATTGTGATGGGAAAGGAAAGAAACGAGTTAAATGAATGGGCGAGGACAAGAAACCTCGCCTATATTATATACTTAAGTAACACAACCGAGAAAAGTCCAAAAAGTATAAAATCATTTTGGAGTATACCAGAACTTGATAATGTGAATGAACAACGAGAAGAAAAGAAATATATAACCAATGAGCAGTTGGAAAGAACATTAAAGTTATATGGAGTAAACTAATAAAATGGCACAAGAAACGTTAAAACTGACTATAACCGCTGATACTGCTGAAGCAGCAGCAAATTTGCAAAACTTTATTAAGACTTCTAAGGGCTTAAAAACAGAAATGCAAAATTTTGGTAATGTTAGCGGACAAACTACAAATGCTTTATCAAACTTATCAAGAGTTGCCCAAGATGCTCCTTATGGATTTATAGGTATTGCGAATAACTTAAACCCATTATTAGAATCGTTCCAAAGATTACAAGTTAGTGCTGGAAGTTCTGGTGCTGCATTGAAACAAATGGCACAAGGTTTAATTGGTCCAGCAGGTATTGGTCTTGCTTTAGGTGTTGCATCTTCTTTATTAGTAACATTTGGAGATAAGTTATTCCAATCAAGTGCAGCGCAAAAAGCAGCAGCAGAAAAAACAAAAGAAAATACTGATAGAATTAAAGAGCAAAAAGATGCTCTTGACCAAATATATTCATCAACTGCACAAGAGGTAACACAAGTTTCTAGTTTAGTTGCAGTATTGCAAAATGAGAATGAAACAAGAAATAGAAAAGTAAAAGCATTAGAGGCGTTAAAGAAAATAAACCCAGAGATATTTAATGGTTTAATACTTGAAAAAGGAGCGGTAGAAGGATTAAATTTAGCGTATGATACATATATTGCTAATTTAAGTTCTTTAATAACTCTTAAAATTAAGCAAAAGGAATTAGAGCAAGTAACTGAAGAAATACTTAAAAAGCAAGGTTTAACTTTAACTCAAGAAGCTAAAGATATTGCTGCAACAGGTAAAGTTTTAAAAGATAGTGCAAATACAAGAAAAACAGATGTTGAATTAAGACAACAAGGATTAACTGAAACTATCAAACAAAGAACTGAAGAAACTGAATTAAATGGATTATTAGATAGAAGAAAAAAGATATTTCAAGATATAGTTGAATTATCAAAGAATGTAAAAGTACCAAACGAATATAATGCACCTAAAGCAGGTAAAACAGATAAAACATTATCATTAAAACAAGCTCAGGATTTAATTCGTCAAATAAATAATACAAATAATTTATTAACTCCATTAGAAGAAGTTATTGGTGGAGATACTGCAATAAAAGATTTAGAAAAGCAACATCAAGATTATCTTACATGGCTAACAGGATGGACAAAATATAAAGAAAATTTAGCGCAAAAAAACATAGCTAAAGAAAAAAAGGATTTAAAAGATTTATCAAAAGATTATGAACAATTTGCTCATACAATATCATCAACTGTAACAAGTGCTTTGTACGATATGTTTAATGCAATGCAGCAAGGGGAAAGTTCTACACAAGCATTAGGAGATATGTTTAACAGGTTATTGCAACAAATGGCAGCTATGGTTGTTCAAGCTGCAATATTTGCTGGTATTATGTCTTTATTGCCGGGCGGTTCTACTGCTAGTGGTGGCAAAGGATTTTTTGGGATATTTAAAAATTTACTTGGGTTGGCAGATGGGGGAATTGCAACTGGTCCAACATTAGCAATGATTGGAGAAGGAAGTGAAAGCGAGGCGGTGTTACCATTAAGCAAACTTGGGAATATAATGCAATCTTCATTTAATGCTGGTTCAATGAATGGCACAAGTGGAGGTCAAAATGGTCAATTTGTATTACGAGGAAATGATTTAGTATTAGCAATGCAGCGTTCAAATTCTGCTTTAAATCTAAGGAGAGGTGTATAACTATGGCATATAATTTAAAATATAGAATAACAAGCGCAACTCTAAGTGATACTACATCAGTAGTTGAAATGTATATTGATGAAGCGGTTGCTAGTGTAATAGATTATGATGGAGTAAGTGTTCAGTTGCAATATATCCCAAGATCAGATGATATTTACGAGCCAATTTATGCGAGTCAATTATCTGTTGTTATGGATGTAACGGATGACCAAAATAATTTACCAAACTTTGTAAGTCTAAACGATAGAAAGTATTTAGTAAAATTAAAGATTGACGGAGTAGTAAAGTGGACTGGATGGGCTTTAAGTGATAATGTTCAATACTCTTTTTCAACAGGCAGAAAGGAATTATCTTTTGATGCCATTGATGGTTTAGGGATATTAGATTATTTTCCTTATCCATTTGTTGAAACTAATATAGTTTCTAATTTTACTCCTACTAAGATATTAGATTTCTTTGTTACTGCTCTTAATCAAATAGGATTTGAAACAGGTTTAAACATATACACGGCTTGTTCTTACTACTCATCAAATATGAGCAATAGAACTGCAAATATTGCAAATGATCCATTTAATCAAGGTTTCTTAAGACATAATTATTTTTTAAATAATGATGGTACTTATGAAACTTGTTTAGAGGTATTAACTAAGATAATTAAGTCTTTTGGTTGTAGAATATATCAAGCCAATAATAAGTGGAATATTGTAGCTATCAATGAGATGGCTTCCGATAGTTATTATTATACAGAGTATTTAGCAAATGGTACTTACTCAACTGCTGGACTTGCATCAATAGTTACAACAGTTGAAGCGTTTAATGGCAATACAACTGGTTTATATTTCGTAGATAACTCCCAACTAAAGATATTTAAAAAGGGGTACAATAATTTCGTACAAGATTATAGATTAGAATATGCTGCGAATTACATTGTTAATAGCAATTTAAAAGTATTATCTTCTGGCTTCCCTGTTGGTTGGACTTATTTCACACAGGTAAGTGGAGGTAGTGTTATTTTAATAGTAAGAGCAAACGAGTCAAGTAATCAATTCCAAATAACAACTGGGAATAATGGTGGCGGAGCATCAGGTTACACTAATTTAGCTGCAGTTAGTATGTCAGGTCTTGAAAATGATACTATTGATTTTTCAGTTACTTTCTTTAATCAAGAAGTAGCTAAAAAAAGAGGTAGATTTAAGATACAAATAACAGGTGCGGGAATGTTTGCGCCAAGTTACTATCTTAACGTAAACAAAATTTGGCAAGACGCTACTGTTGCTCCATTTGACAATCATTATTTAATTGATGAAGTTGATGAAAATGTTACTAATAAATTTACAATCACTACTCCCCCATTGCCTATTGGTGGAACATTATCTTTATCAATAGAATTATTTGATAGTCCAAGTTGTTCTAGTTCTATAACTGTGGGGGATTTTATTTTAACTTTTAACTCTCCAATATCAAGTATTAGAACAACATCTATATTAACTGCTGATAATCAATATACATTAGAATTAGATTTACCTTTTGGTTATCCTGTTTATTCAGGAGATGGCATTGATAGAAATGTTAATAATTTAGCAATAGGCAATATTTTGGTATTATCTAATAGTGTATTTGCGGTTGCATCAGGTTGGTATAAATTTAATCGTGTTGGTATATTTCAAGGTTTATCACAATTAATCATGAAAGAGTACATAAATGCTTATAGAAGAAACTTAGTAAACATTGATTCTAATATATTTGGTGTGGAAAATGAGGAAGGTACATTTTCAGGTGGGTCGATAATTAAGTTTGACGATACTGACCCTGCTCAAATAAACGTATCTGAAAAGTATTATATGACTGGAAATATGACTATTGACATAGTTAAGGGGGAAATACAATCAACAGTTTTAGACATATCTAATGTGGCAATAGAGAGTACAATAACAACTATTTACACAGTAGATGGAATTAATTATAATTAATGGTTAAATTTGTAATATGGCAGCAGTAATTGGAAAGAACGTAATGTTATATTGGCATAGAACCGATGTAGACCCAGAGGTGGATGTCGCTTTTGCGTGTAGTACAAATTGTGCTTTTAATGTAAGCGTAGATCAAAAAGAGGTAACAAGTCAATCAAGTGCTTGGTTTAGAGAATATAAAAACGATGTAGCTACTTGGAATGTAACCTGTGATGGGTTGATTACTTTAAGTGGCTTTTCTTATTTGTTTATGTTAGATAAGCAATTAACAAGAGAACCTATAGAGATTAAATTTGTGGTGGATAATGGCGTTGATGGTTTAACTATTATTAACGGAATTTGTAATATAACAAGTTTATCAATAAACGCACCTTATAAGGATGTGGCTACTTACAACATTACTTTACAAGGTACTGGAGCGTACAATACAACAGGAACAGAGGTTGACCCAGCAGGTGTAATTATCGTAGGTTCAAACCCTGTTAAGACTAAAGGTTACACGGCAAGTGGTGGCGAAACATCTATTACATTTGCGGACACGATTGGATATGCTTGTTTGTACGTTTCAAGAGGTGGTGTGGATGCGCAAAACATTTTAACAACAGGAGTTCCAACTGGGGATGATGTTAAGTTTGTGAGTGCGACAGGGGTTCTTACATTTGGTAGAGCATTAGCAGCAGGGGAATATATTAGAGGATTATTTCAATAAAATATTATGAGTCAATTACAAGTAACGGGAGAAGCAAAAATAAGGGATATACAAGGTCCAGTAGTGGCTAATAGTGGTGTAGTAACTGCTTTAGATGGAGATGCTTCTCAATATGTACGAGGGGATGGTACTTTAGCTGACTTTCCAACATCAACAGGTGGAGGTAGTTCGGTTTCTTATTATCTTAACTCAAGTGTAAGTCAAGGTACGATAGGAGGGGTTGCTTATAGACAATTAGGCAAAACACCTATAAGTGGTGCTGGAACTGATATTACTATTTCGGCTAATGGTTACATAGCAAGTTATATAACTGATGCTAATGACCCAGCTTTATTAGAAGTACCTGCTGGTAACTTTAATTGTGAGTTCTATTTTAGCGTAAATAACAACACAGGTAATCCTTTTACTTATGCAGAGGTTTATAAATATGACGGCACAACTTTTACTTTAATAGGTACAAGCGTTGGAGTTCCAGAATATATTAATCAAGGAACTGTTATTAATCCTTACTACTTTGCAGTACCAGTTGCTCAAAGTGTATTAACTGTAACAGATAGAATAGCGATTAGAATCTATGTAAACGTAGATGGTAGAACAGTTACTTTACACACAGAGAATAATCATTTGTGTCAAGTGGTAACTACTTTCTCAAAAGGATTAATTTCTTTAAATAACCTTACAAGACAAGTACAATTCTTTGGTACAGGAACAAGTGGAACGGACTTTAACATATCAAGTGTTACGGCTACACATACTTTTAACCTACCTGTGGCTTCGGCTGCAAATACTGGCAAGTTAAGTTTAACTGATTGGAGTACGTTTAATAACAAGCAAAACGCTATTACATTAACAACAACAGGTACAAGCGGAGCAGCTACTTTAGTTGGTGCAACTTTAAATATTCCTAATTATACAACTGATTTAAGTGGTTATTTGCCTTTAACAGGTGGAACTTTAACAGGTGCTTTAAATGGAACAACTGCAAGTTTTACAGGTAGTTTAACGGCTCAAAGAGGAAACTTTAATCAAGGTGCAGCTAGTGGATATGCTATTAGTATGCAAAATAGAAATGCAAATCAAGAATGGGGTTTAATTGTAGATACAGATGCAGTAGATGATAAGAACTTAGGATTATATAGTTCGGCAGCCGCAATGTATATATTAAGAATAGCTGCCTCTACTGGAGCAGCAACTTTTTTTAGTAGAATAACATCTAATAATTCAATAGTAGTTAATAGAGTTGATAACGGAGATTATTTAGCTTTAAAGATAGAAAATAGACCAATTACGGCTGGTAATACTGCATCAGGATTTATTGCATTTTATTCTAATTCTGGAGATGCTACAAATGATACTTATTCAAGTGGTAGGATTTATTCAAGATTTGATACTAATTCTTATAACTCTGCAAGAATAAGTTTAGCAACTGTTACAGGTAACGAAATATATCAAGATGTATTAACTGCAAAAGATACAAACGTAGGAATAGGAACAATTAATCCAGCTGAAACATTAGACTTATATACAACAAGTGCAACTGCAAATGGAGTAGGTACTGCAATTCAAATACAGAGTGCAGGTACAGGTGCAAATCAAGGTTGGGTTGGAGTTAATAAAGGTACAGGAAATGGATTAACATTTTCAGTACAAAATAATAGTATAATATTTAATACTGATGCAAGTACTAAATTTGGAGGTACTGAAAGATTTAGAATAAACTCAACAGATGCCGTTTTTACAAATCCTTTATCAGTTATAACTAATGATAATAATTTTGCATTTAATGTTCAATTAAGAAACAATAATACAGGAACACAAGCCTTAACAGGTTTAGGTCTATCAGATTCTTCAAATGTAAGAAAGGGTCAAGTATTATGGGTTCCTTCAAACTATGTTACTGCAAGTTTACGAAACTCATTTTTAGTATCTTCTGTTACAAATGTGCCTTTGATACTTTGTGCGGATGCAACAGGAGCAGATACTCCAAATATTAAGTTTCAATCAGGTGCACAGGATAAAATGGTAATGATTGGTTCAAGTGGAAATTTTGGTATTGGAACAAGTAGCCCAAAAGAAAGATTTGAAATAGCTGGTTTAACTGCTAATATTAGATTATATGGTAGAAGTGGCGTTACACAAAATCAATTATCATCTAATCTTTATTATGATGGTACAACTTGGGTAAGAGATAATAATAGTTTTGGTGCAGTAGTTATACAACTTGATAGCACAAGTGGAAATTTAATTTTTAATACTACTGCTCTAACAAGTGGTTTTCCTGCTGAACGCTTGCGTATTAATTCATCTGGAAATGTTGGAATCAATACAAATAGTCCAAATGCTAAATTACAAGTAGCTGGTGAAAATTCTTTAGGGATAGCGTATTTTTATAACAATAGCGGAACGGCTGGAGTTGTACCTGGAGTATCTATTGAAGCAGGAACAAACTCAAGTGATTATGCTTTAGCCGTTGCTTCTTCTTTAGGTAGTACTTATTTAAGAGTTAGAGGAGATGGAAATGTTGGAATTGGAACGACCGCGCCTCTTGAATTATTACATTTACAAACTACTCTTGCAGGGTCAAGTGGAGTTGGAACTGCAATACAAATAACAAGTGGCGGAGCAGGTGGTGACCAAGCATGGATTGGTGTAAATAAGGGTACTGGAAATGGATTAGAATTTTCAGTTGAAAATAGAGATATAATATTTAACACTGGTGCGACTACTCCATTTGGCGGAAGTGAACGTATGCGCATAACTAGCGGTGGCAACGTTGGAATCGGAACGAGTAGTCCTGTATCTTATGCAGGTTATACAACATTTACAGTTTCAAGTCCTTCAAATAGTGGTGTTATTGCAGTTAGAAATTCAGCTGGTACTGCTGGTTTAAATTTTTCAGGTGATGGTAATGTTGCAAGAATTGACGCAATAGATAGTACAAAGCCAATGGTTTTTACTACAGGCGATGTCGAACGTGCTAGAATCACATCGGGGGGTAATGTTGGTATAGGCACTACATCGCCTTCGGTAAAATTAGAAGTTATTTCCAATGCAAATACTTTCCAAATGGCAAGATTTGAAAACTCAAACAATACAAGTGGAAATGGTGTATTAGTAACAAGCTTAGGCTCAAATTGTAATAATATAAGTAGTTATCATTTAATAGCAGCTACAGGAGGAGCAGACAAAATGTATGTATATGGAAATGGTAATATTGTAAATACAAATGGTAGCTATGGAACATTATCCGATATTTCATTAAAAGAAAATATTAAAGATGCTTCATCAAAACTTGCTGATATATTAAAATTAAAAGTTAGAAACTTTAATTTAATAGGAGATGATACAAAACAAATTGGTTTTATTGCGCAAGAATTTGAGGAAGTGTTTCCATCAATGGTTGACTTAGATGGTAAATCTGGTAAAAAAGCTATTAAAACAAGTGTATTAGTACCTATGTTAGTAAAAGCTATCCAAGAACAAACTCAAATTATTAAAGATTTAGAAGCGAGAATCGTATCTTTGGAAAGCAAATAATGGCATATTTATACAGACATATCAGATTAGATAAAAATCAACCATTTTACATAGGTATTAGTAATGTAGATGATGATTATAAAAGAGCCTATAAAAGGTCTTGTAGAAATAAACATTGGACTAATATTGTTAAGTCTACTAAATATGATGTTGAAATATTAATTGATAATTTAACAATAGAACAAGCAAAAGAAAAAGAGAAAGAGTTTATTGCCTTATATGGCAGAGTTGACTTAAAAAGCGGATGTTTAGTTAATTTAACAGATGGCGGAGATGGGGTACTAAATATGAGTTTAAATTCTGAATTAAGAATGAAGTTATCTAAAGCTGCCATTGGTAAAAAAATGTCTGAATCTGCAAAAAAGAAAATGGGTGATAATCAAAAACTACCTATTTTACAATACGATTTACAAGGTAACTTTATAAAAGAATGGGATGGGGTTGTTGATGCTATTAAAGAAATTGGTAAACATTCAACAAATATTATAAGATGTTGTCAAGGTAAGTTTAAACAAGCCTATGGATTTATATGGAAATACAAATACCCAGAAAGAATGGGTAGGAAACCAAGAACAATTAGAAAATAAATAAAAATAAATATTATGAGTAAGTTTTGGGTAATAAACCAATTAGACTGTTTGCCAACTGACGGACAATATCAAGACTTTGTACTTGTTGCCCATTGGTCGCGCTTTGCAAAAGAAACAATCAACGAAGTAGAATACCAAGCAAATGTCTATGGTACTGCTTCCTTCTCAAAGGATGACGTAAGTAACTTTATCCCTTACGAGGATTTAACCTATGACATCGTTTGTGGCTGGTTAGATTCAACAATAGACACAGAGGCTTTAGACCTTAATTTAGATGCTCAAATAGAGAATCAAGTTAACCCGCCGATAATCGTACTTCCGCTACCTTTTTCTAACCCTTAGGAAATATAAAGTATTTAACTATATTTGTATATAAAATAAAAACTATGATAACAATTAATCAAGATCAAATCAAGGAATTAGAAGCGTTTATCAACACTATCCCAACTGCTTATGGTTTACCATTATTGCAGTTTTTAGGTAAGATTGCACAAGAGCAAAATCCACCACAAGTACAAGAACTACAAACAGAAGACTAATGGTACATAATAGCAATCAATCGGACTTATTAACTATTGTTAGCGGAACATCCGCATTTATTAGTGTTGCGAACGTGCAACCCATAGTTTCACTTATAGCGAGTTTGATTGCTATTATTTCAGGTCTTTTAGCTGCAAGGTATTACATTAAGGCGACTAAAAGATTTAAGTAATGTACAAGAATATAGTAATAGCGATATTGGTTATTATTGTATTTCTTTTTATAAAGGACAAGTCCGAATACATAGGTCAACCAGCAGTCATTGTAGATACTGACACAGTTTACCAACAGAAAACTTTTACTAAGTTTATCAAAGGGAAATCTATCCCTTTTGTCGTTTTAGACACAATTTACAATATAGATGAGGTTCACGATACAATTACTATCGTAAAAGACTACAACCAAGTAAAGGTTTATTCTGATACTATGCGCATAGATTCATTAGGATACGCATACATCCAAGATACTATCTCACATAACAAGATACAAGGAAGGGGTTTTAAGGCTGAAATAAGCGAAAAAACTATCTATGTTACTAAGACTATCAGTCCAAAGCCTAAGAAAGAGGTTTATTTGGGTGTTTTAGGCGATTTAAGGGCATTTGACAATAAAGTCGGCTTGGGACTTGGTTTAGGGTATAAAACGGCTAAAAACGGCTTATTTACAATAAACGCAACAACAAATCATTATTCATTGGGTTATTATATAAAATTATTCTAAAATGGCTTTACCTGTATCATTTAAAGACTTCGCAAAAAATCCTGTGGTTGCAACTTTATTTATTGTTCTTTGTGGCATATCAGCATTGTATATTGACGTGCGTTCTACATTTAAAGATCAGATCACAAGTCAAGGTATTAAGGTAGAAAAGTTAGATGAGAAGGTTGATATTATGCAAGTGGCTTTAAGAAGATGTGATTCATCTTTGGCATCTGCAACGGCTAAATTAAGCACATTAGAAAGTTTAGGTAAAATACAATCTATTAAATAATGAAATACTTATTATTTATATTTTTAATGGGGTGTACTGCTTCTGCTCAAAACCAAAGCGAGGAAACAAAAGAGGACATAGAGTTCCAAAAGTTAATGAATAAGGTATCGCAAACAAACGATTTGTCAGTTCAAGTACAGGCTAAGGCGAGTAAAAAAGAAGCTGAGTTAGTACAAAAGGCAGTAGAAACAATAAAGGAATTAAAAACAGAAGTAACAACATTAAAATCGGAATTAAGTGAAGTCAAAGCAAGTTTGGATAGTGTTAGCAATGATACTGGTGTCAGTTTCAAGCTATTCGCAATACCCACAAATAAGGAAAATTAAACAAGATTCGGTTGTTATAATGACCATAGAGCAAGGCAAAGAAATAAACGCTTTGTATTTGGGTTATAACAAAACAATAGATTCATTAAAAATTAAAACAAGATATTATGATTCAGCAATTAATCAAATTAGTAAAAAGCAAGATACAATCAACCTTTACAGATATCATATCAATAATATTAAACCAGCCACAGGAATCGACAAAGAGTTCAAAGAAGCCTTTGAGAAAGAAAAAGGGATAAATAGAATATGGACTTTAGCTTTATTTATGGCATTAGTACTAATTAAAACAGAATAAAAATGAAATGGATAGCAAATTTATTATCGGATGAAAGAGGGTCAATAAGCACTAAAAGAGTAATAGCTTTGATGAGTGCTTTGTTTTTATGTATTACTTTGTTAGCAAATTCTTTTAGTCATGTCGAGGTTGCACCAAGCGATAAGCTGGTTGATTGCGTTATGGCTATTTGTATTGCAGCAATGGGTACAAGTACAATAGACAAATTTTCAACAAAAAAAGATGCCGAATAACGAGAAACGAGCATTATTAATAGGCTTTACCTTATGGGTATTAGCTTTAATTTATTTTATTTATGAAACTATCAGCACACCTTGATTTAAGCGAAGTTATTCGTAGCGAATCAGCAAAGAGAAACGGAATCAGCAATATGCCTATTGCTCAACACATTGAGAACTTTAAGTTATTAGCAGAAAAGGTATTTGAGCCAGTTAGATTACACTTTGGAGTGCCTATTTACATATCAAGCGGTTACAGGTCAAAAGAACTTAACCAAATCACAGTTGGCGCATCAAAAACATCTGACCATTGTTTTGGTCGTGCGATTGATATTGATATGGATGGACATAATAGCAATGTTTCAAATAATGACATATTTCATTGGGTTATTAAGAATCTTAAATTTAAACAAGTAATTGCAGAATATCCTACAAATGGGGAGTTATCTTGGGTTCATATAAGCTATGATGAAGCTAATTTAAAAAATGAAATATTGATATGTGTAAGAAAGGATGGTAAACCACATTATTTGCCATATAAAGGAAATGAAAAATTAGTAAAATAAATTCCGTATCTTTGTGGTCAAATAAATGACTATGAGAAAAATACAAGGATTTGAAAATTACCAAGTGGATGAATTAGGGCAAGTATGGAGTTTGCCTAAAAAAACAAGGAAAGGAACAAGGTTAATAAAGGCTTTGCGCCACCCAAAAACTGGATATATGTATCTTGATTTATGTAAAGATGGGGGTATTAAAAAGTTTACTGTTCATAGATTAGTAGCTTTGGCTTATCTGCCTAACCCTGAAAACAAACCTCAAGTAAATCATATAAACGGCGATAAAACTGATAATAGGTTAGAAAATTTAGAATGGTGTACAAGAAGTGAAAATCAAAAACATTCTATTGATATTGGATTAAGAAGTACAAAAGGAGTTAAAAACTCACAATGTAAATTAACTGAACAAGATGTTTTATATATTAGAAACTCAAAAGAAAATGGAAGTATATTAGCTAAAAAATTCAATATAAGCCATCCTACTATATGCGATATAAGGAAAGGCAGAAGTTGGACACATATTTAAACAATGATAAGTCGCAAAGCCATAGAACTAATTATTAAACACGAGGTTGGAGGTAGAGCCGTTTACGAACGTAGATACCAAAAGCCTATTTTAACGGAAAGCGGAGTTGTTATCGGAATAGGGTACAATTTAAGTGACGTTAGAGATAATCAATTCTTTAGCGATTGGGATGGCTTAAATTTGAACTTTCTACACGCATTAAGGAAAGTAGTCGGCATTAAAGGAGAGGCGGTTAAAACGATGCTTAGGGGGGAAATATTACAAGTTAGGATTCCATACAATTTTGCCTACGATGTATTCGTTAATAAGTCAATACCTAAATACTATAAATTAACAAAGGATATTTATCCAGAGATAGATAGTTTAAACGAGGACACAAGGGGTGCGTTGGTTTCAATGGTTTACGATAGAGGAAATAAATTAGACGGAGATACAAGAACTGAAATGAGAGCCATAGTTGACCTTGTGGCTAAAAAAGACTACGAAGGGATAGCTGACCAAATAGAAAGAAGCAAAAGACTCTGGGAAAATGGATTAGATGGTTTGGTCAAGCGTAGAGAAGAAGAAGCAGATTTGATACTAAACTCACTAACCTAAAAATAAACCTATGACAACAACAAAAAAACGAGGCGGAAGCAAAACAAAAATGAGTGGTCAAATAGTCTTGGACTACTTAGCCAAATATCCTCAATGGATGCCATCTAACACTTTAGCCTCTTTGATTATGAAGGAGCAAAGCGCACACTTTGACAATCAAGAAAATGTACGTTATTTGGTACGTTATTACAGAGGAAAGACTGGCGAAGGAAAAAGTACAAGAAACACTAATAAACAATTTATAGAAGACTTTAAGCGTACTGCTTCAAACTTTGTTCAACCGCCTACTTGGGTAGAGGAGAAGGTAATATATTGTTTGCCGATAGGAATTAAGAAGATGGGATTTATTTCTGATTTACAAGTTCCATTTCACGACCCTAAAGCTATTGATGTTTGCTTTAAATATTTAGTTGACCAAAAGATTGATTCATTATTTATTAATGGCGATTTAGTTGATTTCTATCAGTTAAGCGATTTCCAGAAAGATCCAAGAGTAAGAAAGTTTGATGAGGAATATGAGGCTATAATTGAGATGCTTGGGTTTATAAGAGCAACTTTTCCTTTAATTCCTATTTACTACAACTTAGACGCAAATCACGAGTTTCGTTATGAAAGGTATATGCGAACTAAAGCGCCTGAATTATTAGGGTTAAACGGCAAATTTGATATTGAGGAAATACTAATGCTAAATACTTTTAACATTATCCCGATTAAGAATATAGACCACGTTAAGTTTGGCAAATTGCCTATTATTCACGGAGATACTACATTCAGGAGGGGAAGCGGTGTAAACCCAGCTAAAACGCTTTACGATAGGGTTAAGCAGTCTGCAATAGCTTCGCACGTTCATCAGGTACAATCTTATACAACTAAGAATCAATTTGATGAGGAAGTCTTTACTTGCTGGACCACAGGACACCTCATGCATCCAAACGTAGAATATTGCAAGCACGTTGATAATTACTCACAAGGCTTTGCGATATTAGAAAAAGATGTTGAAGGTTACTATTCGGTTCAAAACAAAAGAATCTATAAAAACAAAATATTCTAATATGAGATACCCTAAAAACTTCGCAAAATTGACATCAATACAACAGGAGCAATGGTTAGTTGCTAAACTAATTGAACTCCATAACTTAGAACAAGAGATTAAATTAACCTTAGGCAAGATAAGAGGTGGAGAGAAACTTATATTTAAAGAGATTGACAGACCTGATTTAGCACTAATGAAAGATGAAGATTAAAGTAATACATAGGAAATTAGGAAGGGAACAGGCTCACGGCATTGCTGAAAGTGATGGTGTTGTTTATATTGACTCACGACTAAAAGGCAAAAAGCATCTTGAAATCCTGTTGCACGAGTGCTTACATATCCTCAATCCAATGGATGAAGAAGAAGCCATTATTGAGAAAAGCGTAACTTTATGTAAGGTTCTTTGGCAGCAAGGATACCGAATGGTAGACAATTCTAATGATACGCCATTGCAAGATGGTTCTAAATAGTTGTTGGTTCATAGTTCCCCATCCCTAAAAAGGTGGGGTTTTTTATATATATTTGCATTTCATATTGGAGAACTTAGGTTTAGCCACCCCTTTAGTCTTATTGGGGTGGTTTTTTATGTATCATAAAACCCACTTTTTGACACATATTTATCCCTTACAAGTCAAATTAAACTATTTATCCTTATTATTTGCCGTTCATCACATTTATTTAAAATAATTGCTTTGTTTGATAAAGTTATAAGTTTATGCCCTATCTTTGATTTCATAAACCAAAACAACCAATATGAACAGGCTAAAAACCCAACAAGAAAAGGCAAACGAACGCTACGCTCAAGAAAGCATCAAACCACTTTACGCATTTATTATTGTATGCGTGGCATTTTTAATTACCGCAATCCTTCAAAACATTTAGTATGACACCAATTCAACTTTACATCAACACTTTGGAAACTAAAATATTAACTATGCCAAATGATGGCTATGTAAAAGAAACAGTACAAGCCTGTTTAGACTTAGCAAAAGGCATTAATGAAATCTATGAAAACACTTATTACAACGCTAGTCAGCCAACAGATCAAGACTAATTTACAAACCGAAGCCGACACTAAAGGTATCACTTTAAGTAAGTTGGTTTACAAAATCCTAAAACAATATGAGCAATCTAATCTATCAGGAGAAACAACTAAAGTTGCACAAAAGAGCAACAATGTTACTGGAACTACTAAAACAAGCACAAGGAAGGCAAAATCTATTTGAGGCTGACCTTGCAGAATGGAGGCGAGGATTGGACACTACAAGGACAATGATTAGCGAGGAGGACTTACTTATTAAGATTGCAAGGATGAATGACATCCAGAGAAGAATCCTTAAAAGCTACCATTATCTAATCTTAGACCTTTATACCTTAACAGAGGACTTTATGTTACCAATTAACCTTTTACATTTCTAATGAGAGAAGTACACAAAACATATATGGCAGAACTTGAAATAGAAGTTTTGCGAGATAAGAACAAAAAACTAAAGCAAGAGATAAATCAATTAAAGGATTTATTAGACAAACATTTAAACATAAAAACAATACGAATGGACAAAGAACAACAAAAGGAGTATGCAATCCAAATGGCTGAAAAGATATGCAATTACTACCAAATTAAGTACGGACAAATGATGTCTAAATACAGGGGTGAGGAGGTTACTTTGGCAAGGCAAATGACTATGTATTTCACTAAGGAAAAGACCGCGTTAAATGGCGAGGAAATAGCAAAATTGTTCAATAGGGATAGAACCACAGTTTTACACTCAATCTCTAAGATCAGGGGTCAGCTATCAAATAAGTTTGACGATACCATAAAAAACGACATTTTCAACTTAAATGTGCTACTTTAATTTGGTTATTAACACTAAAGTACCTAATTTTAAACTCTAAAACCAACCAATATGAGCGAACAACAACTGGCTAAAAAGCCACAACTTTCGTACACGAAAGATCAAGTAGAGTTAGTAAAATCACAGATTGCTCCAGAGGCAACAGTTGACGAACTAAAACTATTTCTTTATCAAGCCCAAAGGACAGGACTTGATGCATTATCAAGACAAATTTATTGCATCCACAGGAACGTAAAAACACAAAACGGATGGAGTAAAAAAATGACAATCCAAACAAGTATTGATGGCTTCCGAGTAATCGCTGAAAGAAGCGGAAATTACGGAGGGCAAAGCGAACCTATCTTTGTAGAACAAGATGGTAAGTTAATATCTTGTAAGGTATCAGTATTTAGGTTTAATGGCGATACAAGGTATGAGGCAGCCGTTGGAGTTGCATACTGGGATGAATATTGCCAAAAGACAAACGATGGTAAACCTATGGGTTTATGGGCGAAGATGCCCCACACGATGTTGAGCAAGGTGGCGGAAGCTCTGGCGCTCCGAAAAAGCTACCCGTTAGATTTGAGCGGACTTTATACTGGAGATGAGATGGCTCAATCAACAGAAGAAACTCCAACCTACATTAAGACACACGATAACGTAGAGGACTTAGAGTTAGCTATTGATTTGTGCATAAATACTACTGAATTAAGCCAACTTTACGCACTAAATAGCGAACTTGCAACTAAAGATGTAACTAAATTATTTACCAAGAAAAAAGAATCTTTATGACACCATTAAAAAGACTATGGGAATTAAGAGAAGCAGTTAAATTTTGGAATTACAAAGTAGATACAAGCTACCCACAAAACGCATCGGAAATGATTCATCAATTAAATGCAGCTAAGTATAGACTTAAACTACATAAACAAAAACACTTCCCAGAGTTATTAGATCAACCTAAAAGGGATTACATTCCTTATCAAATGTTGGCAGATAAATTTGAAGTATTTGAAAACTATTTAAACGATTAATTATGCCATATTCAACTTGCTGCGGAGCGCATACCACAATGGAGGAAATCGACATTTGCCCTGATTGTATGGAACATTGCGATTGGGAAAAAGAAGAAGATGAGGAAGAATTAGAACAAGATAGACAAAATGAAATAGCATTAGAACAACAACAATTAAATAAACATTAAACTAAAAACAATGATTGTATTAAACATTTGCAAAGAGGACATTAACTGGAAAGAAGCTAAGAACGGCAAAAGCTACGCAAACATAGCTACCGATTACTTAAAAGAGGTGGATGAAAATAGTAATACCCACACAGTATGGAACAACCAATCTAAAGAAGAAAGAGCCGAAAAGGCAAAGAAAAACTATTGTGGTAGAGGTAAAGAAGTTGCTTTTAATGGAGCAAACGCAACAGGTAAAAAAGAGTTTGCCATAAATCAACAAGAATTTGAAGCACATTCCGAAGATGACATCCCTTATTAACAACCCCCACGTTGGGCGATAACGTAAAGCGCAAATTTAAAACCTACAACTATGAGCCAAACAACACAAATCGCAAACTACCTAAATAAAGGTAGAAAATTAACCCCTATTGACGCTTTAAACAAGTTCGGATGCTTTAGATTAGCAGCACGAATAGCAGACCTTAGAAACGATGGTATGAACATTAAAACTACCATTATTAAGTTAAAAAATAAGAAGCAAATAGCACAATATTCGGTTAATTAGTTTAACTTTGTACAAAGGATGTAGGATATCCTAACTAAAACTTATTGGCTCAAAGCTGAAACCCTAATCCTACTGGGGTGGATGCCGAGAGCCTTTTTTATTTTATGGCTAAAGACCCAGCAGTATTATTTTATACAAGCGATTTTCTTAGTGGCACTTTCACAATGGATAATGAACAGGTTGGTAAATACATTAGACTTTTGTGCTTACAACATCAAAAAGGCAAATTAAGTGAAAAGGATATGCTAAGCATATGTAAAGCATATGACAATGAGATTTGGGATAAATTTAAAGTTGAAGATGGTTTATACTACAACGAAAGAATGTTTAATGAAACCATAAGGAGGCAAAAATTTAGTGAAAGTAGAAGAAATAACGCTAAATCACCTAAAAAAGAAAGCACTAGCGAAGCATATGCTCAGCATATGGAAACTGAAACTGAAAATAGAACTATAACTATAAATGAAAATATAAATATAGATTTTGAATGGTTTTGGAATGATTATGATAAAAAGGTAGGTGATAAGCAAAAGCTAAAAAAGAAGTGGAATAAATTAACTGATGAAGAAAGGCAAAATGCCATGAATTATCTTGATCTTTACAAGCAATCAGTACAAGACAAACAATTTCGTAAAAACCCTGAAACCTTTTTAAACAACAAATCTTGGAACGATGAAATCATTAACCGAAATAATACCCCAAGCAATAAACTCTCTTACACAGAGCGAGAAGCTATTGCACTTAGAAATTTATAATAGACTTGAGCCTGATGAATTAAAAGTTTATAGTGCTTTAGAAACAATGAGTGTAGGTAGATGTTCGGCTATTGAGGTAAAAGAACATTTAAAGACCTGTATTGCTTTAAGTGGATGTCAAACGCCTACGATAGAGTTGTTTCACTTTTTATGCGAATTTGTAATAAAGAACTATTGTAACTACAAACTAAAAGAATTAGGAGTAGCTTTTGAACTATACGCAATGGGTAAACTTTCGGTTGACAAGGCAATTACATTTAACCCTAAATTCTTTGGGGATGTGATGGCAGCATATAAACCAATAGCAGTTCAAGTAAGAAACAAGACACATACTGAGCCGCCGCCACTAGATATACCAAAAATCAATGATGATGAAGTAATTGAGGCATTGTACAAAAATTGGGAGAAGTCTGCAAAAAAGGACTGGAAACTACTCAATACGATGGCTTTTGATATACTATGGAAGCGAAAAGATTTAAACACTACCAATCTATCTAAGGATAAAGCTGAAAAGATAAAAGCTAAGGTTATAGCTTACTACAAGGTTAATGCTAAATCCGAGAAAGAATTAGAAAGATTAATGGATGAAACTTTAATTAAAAATGAGTGCAAAAGATATTCTTTGTACCTATATTTACAAAACCAATTATAGCCACCTCATTTAAAATATTAATAACCTGATAGTAATTAGTGAAACTTGGGGTGGCTTTTTAAACTTATGAAACAATTAACATTTATTTACGAACTACTAAAGTTTACGCTCATTAGTGTTCCACTTGCTTGTATTATTTATTTAACGGCACATTTATACTTTGAATTAAAACGATTGATTAATGACAGGAATAGACAACAACATTGAGGTTAAATTGATTTATTTAGATACAAAAGAGGAGATTTGGTTTAGATCAATAGCAAAGGCAATAAGGTTTTTAGGTACTGACTATAAAACGATTATGATTTATATGAACCCAATAAACAAAAAACGATACAAGCATAATGAAAGATTATGTGTTGTTAGATTGAAAAAGTAACCCTAATTTTGCATAATGCCATTGATACCTTTACCCAAGTTGTTAGAAAAGACCCAAAAGGTAGTTAATGCGTATATAAGGAAAAGAGATGAAGGGTTACCTTGTATTAGTTGCGGAAGCTACAATGGTAATCAAGCAGGACATTATTTCCCTGTTAAGGGTTATTCCGCTTTAAGGTTTAACGAATGGAATATTTGGTTGCAATGTTCCGCTTGTAACTGCTATAAACACGGAAACCAAGCAATGTACCGAATAGGACTTGTTGAAAGGATAGGTGAAAAGGCGGTCAAAGAGTTGGAGTTTGAGGCGGTTAACAATAGAGTAAAGAAATGGCAAAGAACAGAATTAAACGAATTAATTGATAGATACAAGTAACATATTCGCAACGTGCAAAGAGGAACAAATAGCAGGATATTCTTGTTATTCTTTTGTCATTGATGGATGTACTCACTATGTATTTGGAGAAACACAAGAACAAGCATTTGATTATTTAGCAGATTTAATAAATAAATATGGCGAAAGTTAGTAACGGAAACAAAGTAACCTTTGGTAAAAGAAAAACAGGAAAGTACAAAAAGACATCTGGTCCAAAGGATAAGCCAGTTAAACCTTATAAACAACAAGGCAGATAATGAAAGATACCTACGGAAAGAAACTATATACCTGCAAGTGTGGTACAATAACCGAAGGATATGTATGGTTCGGTAAGATTAAAGAAACCCAATTTGAATGTACGAAATGTGGCAAATGGGTAGGATATGACAATTTAGAGAAAAAAGTAGATAGTATTATTTCAATACGAACTCCAACAAAAAACCGATAATGAACATCAACGAAATCAAACCTAACCCAAACAATCCAAGAATTATCAAGGATGACAAATTTAAGAAGCTGGTTAAGTCAATCCAAGACTTCCCACAGATGCTTGAACTTAGACCTATTGTAATAGATGAGAACAATATCGTATTAGGTGGCAATATGAGGCTAAAGGCTTGTATTGAAGCTGGACTTACGGATGTACCTGTAAAACAAGCAAAAGAACTAACCGAAGAACAAAAGAAAGAATTTATAGTTAAGGATAACGTAGGATATGGAGAATGGGATTGGGATGACTTAGCTAATAATTGGGATGAGCAATTACTTACCGAATGGGGATTAGATATACCAAACTTTGATGCAAACGTATTAGAAGCAGAAGAAGATAACTTTGCCGTTCCTGATGGAGGAAGCGAAACGGACATAGTATTAGGAGATTTATTTGAGATAGGCGAACACAGATTACTTTGTGGGGATAGTACAGATAGCGACCAAGTGGCAAAGTTAATGAACGGACAAAAGGCTGATATGGTATTTACCGACCCGCCTTATGGAATGAAGTTAGATGCTGATTATAGTGGAATGAAGAGTGAAATATTTAAAGGTGGCATAGGTGGTAAGAAATATGATAATGTAAAAGGGGATCACGAGGATTTTACAGAAGAATTAATTAATACAATATTTGCTTGTTTTAATGATTGCAAGGAAATATTTATTTGGGGTGCAGATTATTTTGCAGAGTTGCTTCCTAATAAAAATGATGGCAGTTGGGTAGTATGGGATAAAAGAGCAAATGGCAATGATGATATTACTGAGGATAAAAGTTCAGATAAGATGTATGGAAGTACATTTGAATTATGTTGGTCAAAAAATAAACATAAGAGAGATATTGCAAGGGTTAAATGGGCAGGAATCTTTGGTATGCCATCCCAAGATACTAAAGGCAGAGTACACCCAACACAAAAACCTATTGAGTTAGCTAATTGGTTCTTTAATAAATGGGGTAAGGATAATGATTTAATTGCTGATTTATATTTAGGTGGTGGAACAACAATGGTTGCTTCACATCAACTTAAACGCAAATGCTATGGTATGGAACTTGACCCTAAATACTGCCAAGTGATTATAGACAGGATGAAAAAACTTGACCCTTCATTGGTTATCAAGAAGAATGGGGTAATTTTGTAATACAGGTAAAAAACAGGTAACTTATGGCATTTCCAAATGTAGATACACAATTTGAAAAAGGGGTAAGCGGAAACCCGAACGGCAGACCTAAAGGCGTTCCTAATAGCAAGACAAGACTTTTGCGTTTATTGGAGTTGGTTACTAAGGTACGCAACCCAGTAACAGGAGAAGATGAGGAGTTTACAATAGCGGAGCAGTTAGATATGCAAATCATAGCAAAGGCGAGGAAAGGCGATTTAAAGGCTTATGAAATCCTTTTGGACAGATTAGAGGGCAGACCAAAACAAACAACCGACATAACCGCTGACATAAAGGGTAATGTGCAAATCACAATAGAACCAGATGCAGATTGTCAACCAATTAAAGATTAAGGCTACACCTGTCTTTTATGCCAATAAAAAGGCATACGAAGAAGGTTATCCTATAATATGCAATGAAGGTGGGTCAAGATCAAGTAAAAGCTATTCTGTTGTTCAGTTACTAATACACATAGCAATAAGCAATCCTAATACAAGGATTTCAATGGTATCGCACTCACTCCCACATATCAAACGTGGAGTTTATAGGGATTTTAAAAGTATACTTGAGCAATGGAACATCTGGGATGAAAAGGATTTTAGGTACACGGATTTCATTTATACGTTTAAGAACGGATCATATATTGAGTTATTTGGATTAGAAGACCCTGACAAAGCAAAAGGACCAGCAAGGGATATACTATTCGTAAACGAGGCAAACCTTATTAGTAAGGCTTTATTTGACCAGCTATTGATTCGTACAACAGGACAATCATTCTTAGATTGGAATCCTGCTGACTTTATTTCTTGGGTGTATGAAGTAGCCGATAACCCAAATAACAAGCGCATCCATTCAACCTACCTAAACAACATCACTAACCTAAGCGATAGCCAAATAAGAAACATTGAGCAGTACAAAGATTTGCCTGATGACTTTATGTGGAAAGTTTACGGCTTAGGAGAACGAGGCTCTGCAAAGGAAATTATTTATACTCAATGGAAACAATATGATGAAGCGCCTGATGGCGATGTGTTCTATGGATTGGACTTTGGTTACGTTCACCCAGCTGCACTTATAAAGGTTACGCATCACGAAGGACAGAACTACTTTGAGGAAATAGTATATCAAAGCGGACTTACTCTTAGTGATCTATCAAGATTGATTAAAGAGAAGCTACCAGAAAGAGCAACAATCTATGCGGATGCTGCCGAGCCTAAGTCTATTGAGGAACTTTACCGACAAGGGTTTAACATTAAACCAGCGCAAAAGGATGTATGGGCAGGTATTGTAAAGATGAAGTCTTATCCTATAAACTTGCACTACAATAGCAAAAACCTAAGAAGGGAGTTTATGTCTTACAAATGGAAAAAGGATAAAAACGATAACGTAATAGAAGAACCTGTAAAGGCAAATGATGACTTGATGGATGCTTGTAGGTATGCCGTGTTTACGCATCTTACCAAGCTAAAATTTGAGGTGTCGGTATTTTAGGATAAATTGTCTAACTTTGTTAAAATTCATATATAATGGGATTACTTGACTTTTTTGGTAAAAGACAAAAACTATCTACTGTACTACCTCAAATTCCTTTTAACGGACAAGTTGCGATACAACAAGGGATAATAACTTGGCAGGGTGGCGATAACATTAGTTTCGTTAATGATGGTTATTCAGCAAATGATATAGTTTATTCTATCGTTAAATTAATTGCGGACAAAGCAAAACTTGCTCCATTCCACGTTTACAGAGTGTTAGATGAAACTTCAGCAAAGAAATACAAAGCGTTAATGAGCCAACCAGATAAGATTGAGAACTGGAAGGATGTTGAGAAGCTACATAAGAAAGCGTTTGAACTATATACAGGTGATGCAAGATTAAACGAGTTATTAAAATATCCTAACCAAGAAGATACCTTTGGCGATTTCGTAGAGGCTTGGTGTACTTTTAAGTTAGTTACAGGTAATTCATTTATCTATGCAAAGATGATAGAAGGGGAATCTATTAATGCAGGAAAGCCTTATGAGTTGTACGTGCTTCCTTCTCAATATATGTACGTGTTAGCGGACATACAAAACTTTCCTCCAACTATTAGCGGTTACCAATTAAACTATGGTCCACTTTGGAACTTTACTAAGCAAGAAGTATTACAAGATAAATACATAAACTTACAATGGAATACAACTGGGAATCAACTATATGGTCAATCTCCTTTGATGGCTGCTGCGAGAAACTTGACTCGTTCGAACGAAGCCAAGACTGCGGCGGTTGCATCTTTCCAAAATGGTGGTCCAGCTGGAGTTCTATTTATGAATGATGAACGCTTTGACCCAATTAGCGGAACGCAACAAGCACAAGCACTTAAGAGAGCAGTAAGCGAGAAAGGTGGATCAGCTAACTTTAATTCTATTGCGGTTAGTGGTTACAAAGTTGATTGGAAACAAATTGGATTAAGTCCTGTTGAATTAGATATTATTGAGAGTGAAAAGTGGGATATGAAAGCACTTTGCAATATTTACGGAGTACCTTCTCAATTATTAAATGATGCGGACAATAAGACTTACAACAACCAAAGAGAAGGCGAGAAAGCATTGACAGTACGTTGCGCTATTCCTTTGTTAGTAGGTATTAGAGATAACTTGAATAGAAAATTACATTCTGATTGGGGTTATAGAAATACGGATATTTATGTTGACTTTGACCCAACTGTTTATGGAGAATTAGAAGCTAACAAATCGGAGCAAGTAGAATGGTTAGATAAGGCGTGGTGGATTGCACCTAAGCAAAAGATGGATATTATGGGATTAGAGATTCCTGATTACGTTGACCAAGCTGAAATGGAGAAACTATACATCCCATCAAGTTTACAAAGTCCAGATGAGTTCCAACCATTAACACTACCTGAATAATGATTTGGCAAGATTATAGGAAACTATACTTAAACGCAATAAAAACCTACTCACCTAAGTTCAAGAAAGAACTACAAAGGCAAGT